CTATTTGAACTTCTAAATCTTCTAATTCATCTTCGGCTATAGCTACTGGATTATGTTCGTAGTATTTATTACCTAATAATGGATGATATAAAGATAGTAATTTTTGTAGGTTTTGTTGTTCTTTTTTAACATATAGAGCGCCGTCTTTAAACATTATATGTCCTAATGTTGCTTGACCGTTTTGCTCATCTATAAAAGGAGAATTTTGATTTGTTGCGTATCTAAGTTCTCTTTGAAGACCCTTGTCTTTATCAAAATATAATAAAGGGTGTCTTGATGTATGTTTGGATGAAATTGTTAATGTTAAAGGTGCTTGACCTATAACTATGTACATTCTATCCTTTATTTCCCAACTTGGTTTAGCTGGTTCTTGTTTCTTTGGAGCAGTCATTACTTCTTGCTCTTGTACTATTTCTTTTTTTGCTACAGGCTTTTTAGCTGTAGTCTTGTTTGCATTTGCTGCCATAATATAATATAATAAAATTTTTAATAAGAGTAATAATTACCCCTGTCAGTTCAACAAGGGTAACTACTACATTAATTTAATCGGTACTAGTCTGTGAATAACACAAAGTTGTTAGCCGCTTGAGTTACTAAACATCTTTCAGATAAGAAGTGAACCTCCATCGCATCTAAATCAGAAGTAGCAGCGCCACCTACAGATCCAGTGATCCAGTTTTTCATTCTTCTATCATCAGCTTGAGAAGCTCTATATCTTACGTGTAAGAAAGGTCTTCTGATGTTAGTTCCTAATATTTGATCGTAAACTGTAGAAGTTCCAGCAGGTACTAATACTCCTTCGATTCCAGCATCAGCAACACCTCCACGAGTAGAAGCATCGTTTAAGTATTTCCAGTCAGTTTTGTAGAAGTCATAAGAACCTCTTCTGAATCCAGAAAAACCTAAGTTTAATGCCATTTCTTCAGAATTTTCAAATACACCAAAAGAACTACCACCACCGTAATAAGCACCAGCTCCAGCTGTTTGCCCTACGCCAGCCAACATATCATCAAAGTCTAGAGAAGTTTCTCTATTTAAGAATAACATGTTTTCTTCGATTGCTCCTTGAGTATCTAAGTTTTTAAGAATTGAATCAAACTGAGCTAAACCAGTTGTTGCAGTAAAGTCTACTAATACATTTCCACGGCTTTTAACAGCAGCAAAAAGACCTTCAGTACCTCTAGCAGTTGTAGTTGAACTTCCAGATTTTAATTCACCTTCTACCATAGACATTTCTAAGTAGTCTTCAAAACGTAATCTTGTTTCAGATTCAGCTTTTAAGTACCATAAGAAACCTCCTTGACCAGACTCAGTAGCTACTTCAACCCATCCAATCTGAGCAGTGTCAGATCCATTGATTGCATACTTGTCTTTGATGATAATAGGAGAGTTAGAATATTGAGTGAAAGAAGGTGTTACAGAAACTCTGTTAGCATCTCCAGTTCCTTTTCCATACTCAGATCCGTATACGAAAATCTTAAGCGCTGGTCCACCAGTTACTAAATCTACTTCAGCAGCACCTGCTCCAGTTCCATCTAAGGCTTCTTGCGAATAAGGCGCTACGGTTAATACACCTGCACCTAATGCACTACCAGGAGTAGCTCCAGAAGCAACAACGTAACAGTTTAATTCTGCTCCATTTGCTGGATTCATCACTACAATTGTAGAACCAGGAGATACAACGTTTTCAATACCAGCTCCTACAGGAATAGTTAAAGTAGAAACTTTTGCTCCTACAGCACCTGCATTAGTTGCTATTACATTCTCGTAAGAGATGTGTAATCTATTTTGCTCAGACCATACTACTTGATCAGAAGTCATTGGCATTTCAGCTCCTACCATTCTTAAGAAACCACCTAAGGTTCTATTTCCATAACGCTCTACTTCAGCTTCATAGATTTCTGGTAAGTACTGTTGTGCAAAATCATTCGTGCCGTCAGTAAAGTTTAAATAATTGCCTTCTAAGGCTTGTTTTTTTTGCGTTGGAATTAAGCTTCCAAACACTGGGCTTACATTTGCCATAATTTTTTAATTTTTTAGTTAAATTTTTTTGTTTTAATTTTAAGCTTAGAAGAATCATAACCGCTTATTGACTTAACTTTTATTCCGTTTACGAACTCGCCAGAGGTAGTTTGTCTTGGCTCTGTGCTTGGATTTTTAGAACTACTAACTATTTCTTTAGTAGCATCTGTTCTTCCTTGTTCATAAAAGTGATTAATAATCTTGTCAGCATTTGAAGCGATATAAATAGCTTTGTGATAACCTTTCGTATCTTTTATATTACCGCTTTCGTCAAGAAACTTTCCTACGAAATTGTTAATGCTTGATTGGTTCTCTGCAACTTTATTAGGATCTTGTAAACCATATCTAAACTTTTTCTTACCTACATTGAAATCAAAACCTTTGAATTCATTAGTAAAGTAATCATTTGTTTTTGATTTAAAGTCCGAGTGCTGTTGCTCAGCTATTTTCTGATCTTCTTGGTATCGGTTGAAAAACTCTGTTGCTTTTTGTTGTTCCTGAGTAACGCCGGGTCTCAACTTGATTTCGTCGTAATATTTACTCTTGGTTTTTTCCAAAAAGCTTTTAGCTTTTCCAACTTCTTCTTTAAACGCAATTTTCTTTTTGCGTATATCTCTTTCCTCATCTATGTCTTCATCATAATCGTAGTCTTCTAATAGTAGGCTAACGTCATCTGATTCTAGATAAGGTTTTGTTTGTTTGTAATATTCTTTTAATAGTGTTTTGTCATCAACACTTGAGTAGTCCGCGTTTAATCTAACGTAGTCTTCTACTGATCCACCTGTCTCTTCCATGAAAGTAACAAGTTTATCTATGTTTTCCGGCAACACTCTTTGTTCTGCTACTGGCTGAGGTTGTTGTTCAATAACTTTTTCAAGCTCTTGAGCAGGCTCTTCATCTACAATTTCTATAATACCATCTTGTGCGGTATCGTCCGGTGTATCGTTAACGACTACGACAGGTTCTTCAACTACGTCTTCTTTAACTTCTGGTATTACTACCTTAGCAACTTCTTCAGCTACTGGTTCTTCTACTTCATCTATGTTAACCTTTATAGGCTCGTTAGATTGATTGCCTAATTGCTTAGGACTTGTTTTCTTGGATTTAATTTTAAAATCCCCTTCTTGTTTTACTTCTGACATAATATAATATAATTAAATAATTGTTTATTAGCTAGGACCGAACTCTTCTATTCCAAATCCACCTAACACATCGTTTCCTGATGATTCAAAGTTTTTAGGTAATCCTTCTGTTTGTCTTTGTTGTATTAACTCAGACTGTTGGGATCCCTGCATCTTTATTCTTTTATCTTTTCTATCTTCAATTTCTTTTTCTTTATTCCCTTCCGCATTTTCTCTTTCTTGCGCTCATTGCATATTAAAGTTAAATTCTTCAGCCATTAACTCTCTTTTTATTTGAGCTTCAGTTTGCATTCTTTGTATTTCAAACTGTGACTTCGCTTGTTCTATACTTACCTTTTCTTGAGTAAGTGCTTGCTGCTTCTGCACTTCAGCCATTGCAGCTTTTTCAGATGCATCAGCATTTGCCTGCGCTTGTGCTTGAATATTAGCTTGTTGTTGTTCTTGTTCTCTTTTTATTTTCTGAGTTTGCCTAAGCTTTAAGAATTGGTTAGCTAATTTTATATTTTTTATTTGTCTAATATCAATTGCGTCAGATAAAGCTATTGCTTGCGTCTGCAAAGCTATTTGTATATTCTGTTCTAACAAAGCTTTTTCTTCATCTTCTGGTTCTAACTCTAAATAAATACCAAAATCATGTAGCTGCAAATTCATTAACTCCTCAAGAGTTTTAGTATTAAATGTACTTATAGCGTTTGTTAAAGCATTTTCTGTTAAAGGGTTTTCAATAACATCAGCTACTTTTAAGCTTATATTCTCACAAGTTCTAATTGTCAAGTACAACAAAGAGTCTAGCACGTGCTTAGTTGCAATATTAGAAGCGTTAGCTGCCATTTTTTGCAAACCTACTAATGAATCTTTATGTGGTGCACTACCGTCTCTTGCTTCATTTAAACCGGTTACATCTCTTATCATTTGTAAGTAGTACTGGTATGTACCTATTAAACTTTGTATTTTTCCTTGACCGCTCGAAGACGATAATTCTTGCACAGGTACTTTACCTCTGTTTAGTTCTCCGTCTTGCGTTAACGATCTACCTACAACAGAACCTGTTTGAAAGTACATGTTTAATGCTTCTGCTGGATTGTACGTTGTGCCATTACCTAAATCAACTTCAGCTAAACCGTCCATATCTAAGAATACACCATCTGGTACTATTCTAGACATCACCTGTTGCAGTTTAAGGTGTGTTATTTGAATCATATCAGCAAAGCTAGTAATTTTACTAACTATAGATTCTATACGCCCTTTGTACATTCTAGGTGCTGATATACAGTAATTCATCATTACTTTAGTAGTATCAGCTGTAGGCCTTGTCATATTCTCTGCTAGCTTCCAGTCTAACATAATATTTGTACCTAACACCTTGGCTCCAGTATATAAAACTTCTATTGTTCTAGATATTCTTTCAAAATTATCATTAGCTGGTGGATTAAATGTATCAGGTTTTTCCAAAGTCTTTTCTAATCCTTGGTCTGTTTTCTTTATTTTGAATACTTGATCTGAATATGTTTTATATTCAAAGTATAAAACTTGTATGGTGTTACCATCGTAATTTCCCCAGTTTGTTACATACTGTGAATTACCCGGCATATCTTGTATCTTTTCTAATTCTGAAGCTGATAACGATGGAAACTGTTTTTTAAGCTCAGCTAATGATATAGACTTTACTTCCCCTACATAGTATATATCCTCGAAATTTGGATCCTCTGTATACGAATAAATCACGTTAGCAGGGTCAACATAATCAGTAACTATACCTTCTGATTTGTTAAATGATGTTTTAACAGCTCCAATACCTATCGTAGTTAAATCGTGAGCTAACCGTTTTTTTATTTCATTATACTTGTTGAAATCTAATACATTGTTTATGACTTCCTCTTCCGCGACTTCAACGTTTTGTTTATAAGTCATTTGCATATGTACATCAAGTTCCTCTCTACTTTCAGGTAAAGAAGCTAAATCACCTGTTAAAGATAAATCTAATCCAACGTTTTCTTTAATATTTACTAAAGCTTTTTTAGTAAGCATATCGCGTTCAATTGCAGCCGCATAATCTGTTCTGTTTTTTACAGAAAATGGATCTTGGGCAAAAGCATTTATGTCGTATGATTTGTTTGACATTCCGTTTACAACAATATCAACAAACTTTGATATAACTGGTATTGGTTTCCAATCTAAATTAAGATAAGATAAATCACCGTTTATGGACAATTCATCTTTATACTTTTGTATTGATTGCTCCCCTCTTGCATATAATCTCAGTGAGTGAAAGCTATTCCAATTATTTAAGTATCTATTACCGTTGCCTCTTCCTTGATTGAACCATTCTCGTTCAATAGCTCTAGAGACTTGTAAGCCGTAATCATAACTAGCTTTTACTTCGTCGCTAACAACCTGGTTAGGAAAAGAACTATCAGTATTTGTTTGTATTTTCATTTATCTTAATATTTTAGACGTAGAACCTCTATTGTCATATCTTTTAATTCCTAAATCGTAAACCTTTTTTTGCACTGGACTAACCGGTGAGTATAGGTTTTTATTACAAGCCATTATTGCTAACCCAGAACTTATAGAAGCATCATGCTTTGTTCTATTGTTTATATTGAATTTACCCCAGTCTTCTAATGTTCTTTGAAAGTACATATCTCCATAACCGGCTTCTGTTCGTCCAACACAAGTTTCTATATATGATTCTATAGCTGCAGCGTGTGCTTGCTTATATCCTTCACTAGAGTTTGGTATACCACCTATTTCTCTTTCAGTTACAGATAATTTGTTTAATCTTTTATCAGGTCTGTTCATTGAAAAGCCTCGATAACCTCTTCTTTTAAAATGATACAGTAATCTAGGTTTATTATTTTCCGCAAGTATTGGCATACCATAAAATATGCAAGCCATCAATACATCTTCAAAAAATATCTCAGCAGTTTGTGGTCTAGCTATATATTCTAAAAAAAATCTGTTAGGTGGAACATCTTCCATACTAAACTTAGTTAAACCGTGCAAGGCTCCATTAGAACCTCTTTTATCAACTGTACCTGATATATCGTAACTGTCACACCCAAAAGCGCCACAGTGTTCGTTACCTGGATATTTTGTATTACCTTTTACTATAACTCTGTTTTGCATTTGTACAGGAGGCACCCAACTAACGTTGAACCTACCGTTTTTATTTGGTACAAATATCACCTTAGTATCTTTTATACCGTTTTCCCACATAAAACTTCCAGTGGTTATTATCGATGTATTCCTAAGGTCTTCGTTATAATCTATTTGTTCGTATATCTTTGTTAAGTTAAACAGAGATTGCTTTGCTTCGTCTCTAAAAGCGTGTTGCTCTGTTCTTGGAAACTGACGATAGTATTCGTTTAAACCATCTTGATCCCCTTTTAATCCTTCAACTTCATTATTCCAGTATTCAATTACACCTTGCTTTATAAGCGATCCGTCAGGGCCTTCAGCTGGTTTTTTTGGCGTTTCAAATACAGGAAATCCATAAGAATCAATGTAGCCTTCGTAGTTCCATTCCATAGGAATGAACAAGCTATAGAGTCCCGAACGAGTCTGTCCATTTGCATTTCTTTTTGTTGCGTCGGAGTCATAGTATAGTTTTTTAAAGTTCTCGCCACCTTTATCTAAAGCATTTGATGTTGAACCCATCATACACTTACCTATAATTTTTGAACCTAATCTCAAACAAGTTTTTGTAACCCTCCAGTTGTTTAATATGTTTGTAGGTCTTTCCCATTTACCACTTTCATCGTGGACTAATAGTTTTAATTTTTCACCGTCGTACGAGTTGTCCCCGGTGTTCTTCCAGTCGATCGTGGTATCGAGACCGGTAATCTCTTGTAGCTTCTCATTGGTATCAAGCTTTTTTCTCGTAAATTTGGACGCGGGAACTCTGTACGCAAGTTCCGTCTTCGGCCTGTCCATACCGTCCTGGATTGGTTTGAAGAAGAAGGGATAATTAACCGAGATGGGTACCACTTTATCAGTAAACATCTTTTTCGCATCTGGACCAGACTTTGATAAAATT